ATTTTTTTTTTTTTATTTTTTCTAATCTCTTAAAATTTCATATCTGGAGTAGTAGTACACATCCGCATTTCTTCATCTACTAAAAACAAATAAGTCATCATATCTGATTTAAAGCCATACTGATTTTTCACATCATCACGTATATGACGATATCGTAACTCTTCCCACGTTGGCTTATGATCAAATATTTGTTCTGGAGTCAATCCTATTTGTCGGACTATTTTTGTCAAAGACACTTCATGATTCCGTTGAGTAGAAAAAAAATAATACAATTCTAACGGAGACCGATTATCCCGATTACGAAGAATATCATAATACTCCTCCGCTATATCGTAGACTATCCTATTTGTTCCTAGACTACCATACATTAACGCCATCGCTTTCAACAGCATTTTCTCTGGATAACTGGTCATATCTACAAAAGATTTTAGAACCGGTTCTATCGTTGGTCGAAACGGAACTATCTTACTGATTCTATCATCTCCTGACTCTATAAAATAAGTTTTTAAAAATTTCGGTCCTTTATATAGCATCTCTCCTGTATTATAATCTACTGTTGATAAAAAAACATCATACTCCTTATATTCTCGCAAAATCTTATTACACACTCGAGCTAAAAACTGAGCAAAAGCCTCAGCATTTATCACTCCTCGCAACAACTTCAAACAACACCAAATATGATCGTCTCCGAATACTACTATCCGTATCAACCGAGCTTTAAGAGCTTCCTCTATTATCATAGTTAGACCTGGATATCGAGCTGCACAATCGGCTATAAACAAAAAAAAAACTAATGCCGTAACCCAACTATCTCCATGAGATGTTTCATAGCCTCCTGAATACATAATACCTCGCATTATCATCCAAATAGTTCTATTATGTAAGGCTATCTTATTACTTATATGATACATTAATCGTTTAATTATCCTTATTAAAAAGCGACGTTGTTGCCTGTTCATATCTCCCCAATCTATATACCTTATATAAGATGCTATATAAGCGTACAATTCTATATCTTGGATCGTTTTATCTAATTTCTTGAAATCTCCATCAACCCAAAATAAATGAGGATTATTATATCCCAACAACTCCGCAAAAGCCTCTGCCCCTCCATGCCAAAAAGTGATTCCTATAGTTATACACGGACCTCGTTCAAACTCTCGTGGAAACAATCGCGAAACCAAATTCATCTCTTGTCCTGGTATAAAGTACTCACGTTCCTTTATTTGAGCTTTTAATAATTCTGGCTCCGTTTTGTTTATATGAACTGCCACCTCTGCTTTTTGCAACACTACACATACGGGTTGGAAATACTCCTTTATTCCCATGGCCAATCTATACATCGACCTATGGTGTTTTCGTATTGCCGCTTCTGCATGAAAAATCTTCATTCCTCGATTTTTCAACTTATATAGAGTTCCATCTATTGTAACCGATCCCGTATGAGATGG